ATATAAATCTATTATAGAAAGTAGAGGAGAAAAATATAAACTAGAAGAAATTTTTAAAGGAGAAGTACCAGATAATTTTAACTGGAAAGACTATAGTATTCTTAGGATACCATATGAATTAATACCCAAAGGATTTATGGATGACAAACAAGTAGCGCGAGCAAAAGCTACCATTCATACTGGCATATACAACATGGAATACGCAGCATGTTTTACAGAAGATAGCGACGGGTTCTTCAGAAGGTCGTTAATAGAAAGTTGTGTAACAAAAGATAATAGTCCAATTATTATTGGCAATGAAAATATCGTATTTGATGCTAAGATAGTCGGAGATCCAAAATTAAAATATATTTATGGTGTGGATCCTGCTAGTGAAAAAGATAATTTTAGTATAGTTGTTTTAGAATTACATCCTTCTCATAGTCGAATAGTTTATTGTTGGACAACAAATAGAACAAATTTTAAAGAAAGACAAAAGGCTGGTCTAATATCAGATCACGACTTCTATGCGTTTTGTGCAAGAAAAATACGTAATTTAATGAAAGCATTTCCATGCGAACGCATAGGCATGGATGCTCAGGGCGGAGGTATCGCAATAGAAGAAGCTCTACATGATCCAGCAAAATTAGAAGAAGGAGAAAATCTAATATGGCCAGTTATAGAAGAAAAAAGTAAAGATACTGATGATCAAGTAGGTTTGCATGTTTTAGAATTGGTTCAATTTGCCAAGGCAGATTGGACAGCACAATCTAATCATGGTTTAAGAAAAGATCTTGAAGATAAAGTTTTATTGTTCCCAAGATTTGACGAACTAAGTTTAGTTTTAGCCTTAGATCAAGAAAACAGAAATATAGAAACAGCAGATCTAACTCCTCTTTATGACACAACTAGTGAATGTGTACTAGAAATAGAAGAACTAAAAAATGAACTGACAACTATAGTAATGAGTCAAACGAGCGGATCATCCGGGGCCAGAGATAGATGGGATACTCCGGATATTAAAATGCCAAATGGTAAAAAAGGAAAACTACGAAAAGATAGATATAGCGCATTATTAATAGCAAATATGTTAGCTAGACAAATAAATAGAGCATTACAACCAGTAACTTATGATATAATAGGAACAGACGCTTCTAAATCAGTTAAAAATAATGGTCAAATGTATAAAGGTCCTACTTGGTTTACAGAAGCAGCAAATGAGGATATTTATATAGGAATACGGAAGTAGTGTGTATAATACAATTATAATCCTATTACAATACTAATAAAAAAATATGGCCAAAAAATATCCAAAAAGCGAAGCTATTCAAGATGCTGTTTTAGCCGATTCTGAAGCATATGTTACTTGGGGAGATGACTTAAAAAGCAAACAAGACGCTCTCAAACAAACAGCAGGATGCTTAGATGAATACGGTCTTTTCAAAGCTAACGCTGGATTTAACTATCGTAGCAATGATTATTCTAATCTTTTACCCGGAGATATAAGCGGTAAACCAGGATTAACTAGACGAGGATATGATTATTTTCGTCCAGACGAAGCTGTTCCAACAGAAATAAAACAGATTATTCGTAGAGCAGATGATGTTTATCAAAGGGTTGGTCTTGTAAAGAATGTTATTGATCTTATGGCAGACTTTGCTGTTCAGGGTATTAAACCAGTTCATAAAAATAAAAGAATAGAAAGATTTTATAGAAAATGGTTTAAGAAAATTAATGGTAAAGAGAGAAGCGAAAGATTCTTAAATAATATTTATAGAGTAGCAAACGTAGTAATTAATAGACAAACAGCAAAAATTAGTTTAAAAACTGCTGATGAATTCTTTAGGGCAACAGCGGCAGCAGATACTACAGAACAAGACTCCCTCAATGTAGACGTGGAGAAAAGAGAAATACCTTGGAGATATACTTTTATAGATCCAGTTTATGTTAATGTGGCCGCTGGTCCTTTAGCATCTTTTGTTGGTCAAAAAAGATACGAGCTTTCTATACCAGTTGGATTAAGAAAAATTATAACATCACCAAAAACAGATAATGAAAAAGCTATAATTGCTGGATTACCATCACAAATTGTAGAAGCAGCAAAAACTAAAAAACCATATCCTTTAGATCCACAAAAAACTCTTGTATTTCATTATAAAAAAGATGATTGGCAGAGTTGGGCATTTCCTATGATCTATAGCATTATGGATGATATTACAGTTATAGAAAAGCTTAAATTAGCAGATATGGCCGCGCTAGACGGAGCAATATCAAATATTAGAATTTTTAAACTTGGTAATCTCGAACATAAAATTGCTCCAACAAAAGCAGCAGCAAGTAAACTATCAAATATTTTACAAAATAATGTTGGTGGAGGAACTTTAGATCTTGTTTGGGGTCCAGATATCGAGCTTTTAGAATCCCAAACTAACGTACATCAATTTTTAGGGGAAAATAAATACATTCCGCATATGAATAGTGTTTATGCTGGTCTTGGCATTCCTCCAACCTTAACAGGAACATTCGGTGCTGCTGGCACAACAAATAATTTCATAAGTCTGAAAACACTTACTCAAAGACTTCAGTATGGCAGAGATACTTTGATCTCTTTTTGGGAGAAAGAATTTGAGTTAGTACAAAAAGCTATGGGTTTTAAATACTCAGCTAGATTAGAGTTTGATAGAATGGATCTAAGTAACGAAGATGCAGAAAAAGCACTATTAATTCAATTAGCAGATCGTAATATTATTAGTGATGAACTTATTCAATCCAGATTTGGATTTGATTCTGAAATGGAAAAAATTAGACTTAATAGAGAAAATAGAGAAAGAGATACAAATAGGATGGTTCCCAAAGCCGGTCCTTGGTATGATCCTATGTTTGAAGAAGCAATGAAAAAAATTGCTTTGCAAATAGGTCTTGCTACTCCGAGTCAAGTTGGTCTTGAGTTGGAAAAGAAAAAGTCTGGAGAAAAAACTGTTTTGGAAATGAAAATACCAGCCGCTCCCTTTGGCCAACCAACTAGCGTTAAAGATTCGCCAGAATCTTTAAAAGGAGTGCCAGGACAAGGAAGGCCCAAAAACTCAAAAGATTCTTCAAAGAGAAAAGAAAAAAAATTTTCCCCACAAACCGGAGCCACACTTCAGTTATGGGCAGATAGCGCACAAGATAATATTTCTGAAATTATAAATCCAATTCTATTAGATTTTTATAAAAAGAAAAATATGAGAAGTTTATCTAGCATTCAATATTTCGAGGCCGAAGAAACACGATCTAAAATCCTCTTTTCTGCATCACCTTTCGATAAGATAGATCAAGACTTTATACAAAAAAGTTTTGCGACTATTAACAATAATAATGTCAATAAAATTTTTGATCAATATTCTTATTTTCTTACCAATATTAAAAAGTCTTTTGCCAGAGAATTGACTGTTAACGAACTAAAACAGGTTAAATCTTATTTCTATTCTATGGTGTATGAAAATCTACACAACTAAAGAGACAAAAATATGATTATATACGCTCAAGAAAAACAAGACGATCTAGAAGACCTAATTTTGGCCACTCCACTAATTAGTATAGCATCTATAGTTGAGCCAGCAGATAATAAAAAAATATTTAATAAAAACATTAAAGCATTAGCTTCTTATAATGATGAAGATCTTTATTATGTTCAATCTATTTTAGTTACATCTTCTTGGAATAAAAATGACGATATTTTTCCCAAAGAAGAAGTTTGGGCAGCTAAAGATACTCCAGAGGACAAACCAACAAATTTAGAACATGATGAAAACACTATTATAGGCCATATTGTTTCTAATTGGTCAATTACAGATGATGGAATACTTATAGACAATAATACCGATGTGGATAATTTACCAGATCGATTTCATATTGTCACAGGCTCAGTAATTTACAAAGCATATACAAATCCAGAATTAAAAAACAGAACAGCTAAATTAATAGCTGAAATTGAAAACGGAACAAAATATGTTAGTATGGAATGTATGTTTAAGGGTTTTGATTATGGATTAATTAATGAGGCTACTGGAGAATATAAGATATTATCTAGATCTGATGAGACATCATTTTTAACAAAACATCTTAGAGCATATGGTGGAAGTGGTAAATATGAAAACCATAATATAGGTAGAGTATTGAGAAATATTACTTTTTCTGGTAAAGGCTATGTTGACAAACCAGCCAATCCGGATAGTATAATATTTAACAAGGAAAATTTTACCAGTTTATCAACAACAAAAAATAGCGAAAAAAGTTTTTCGGGTGTATCAGAAAAGAGTACAAATCCTATGGAGGCTAATAATATGAGTTTAGAAAAAGAAGTAGCAGAATTAAAAGAAAAGGTAGAGGCCATGACAGACTGCGCCTCAGCTACCAAGGAAGCTTATGCTCAAATTATTGAGCTAAAAGAAACAGTAGCTTCTTTACAATCAGAACTTGAAACCAAGTCCACTGAGTTAGTAAATACAAAATCTTCAATCGACGAATTAGTTGCTCAAACAGAAGCCGCTAAAAAGATGAGCGAAGAAGAAATGATGAAAAAAGAAGAAGAAATGAAGAAGGCCAAATCGGAACTCGATTCTGCTCTAGAGGCGATTGCTGCTTACAAGGGTAAAGAAGAAGAGATGATGAAGAAAGAAAAGAAAATGAAAAGAATGGCTTCTTTACTCGAAAAAGGTCTAGATCAAGAAGTTGCTTCGTCAGCCGTTGATCAATTTGAATCCTTAGAAGACGTTGCTTTTGATGCTATGGTAGAACTAGTCAGTAATGCGGCTAAAAAGGTTAAAATGCCAGAAGTCAAAAAACCAAAAGCTTCTGAAACAGAAGTTGAGGAAATTCTTGATAACGTAGAACCAAATGATGATCTTGATCTCAGTGCTGGTAGCGACACCCAAGAAAGTGTTAACACCACCCGTGCTGCATTAGTTGATTTTGTATGCGCTAGACTAGGTAAAAAACTTAATAAGGGAGAATAATAATATGGCTCTTAAATCAGATCGTATCGAACTTTTAACTGATATCTCTTTCTTCATGACAACAACTGCTGAAAGAGGCGGTGTTGTTAGTGCAGTAACAAGTGGTTCAGGCGTTTCAATGGACGACGCTAGTGCTGTAGTAGCTTATGCTGCTGCTGCTTCTGGCGCTAAACCATTAGGCGTTTTACTAAATGATGTTGTTAATCTTGATCTTACAAGACAACACATTAACTGGCACAAAGATGAAGTGCAAGTTGGTGGTAAAGTAACACTATTACGCAATGGTCAGGTAACAACAAACCGTCTCGTATCTGGCATTACTCCAACAGCGGGTACTCCA